GATTACAACTCGCGAGACCAGAAAACGAACTGCGGTCGCCCAACGACAAACTATCGAAGCTTATGAGAAAACCATCGAGGCTCAAAAGCGGTTAGCTGAAGAAACGCAAAAGATTACTGTTGAGCAAAGTAAAGTTTTATTGGAAGCTCACGTAAAACAAGTTGACACAATCACCCGTGAACGTGATGACCGCGTTAAAAAATGCCACGATTTAGCAGGTGATCTTACTGCGGCGTTGCTAAAGTTAAAAGAGTATGAGTTAAAACCCGATTATGCCACTCTGCTTACTACTGAAAAGATGTGGCATGAGGAACGCAAACGGTTTTATGATAACATGGCGTCTCAACAAAATACTGTTATTAGATTGATCGGTGCTCTCGATAATCGAATGGCTGAACATTCAATTGGACTAAAGGATACAACTAAAATTTTAACTAACCTAGTAGGCCATCTTGAATCGACAGGAATTATCAAACGTGAAACTAAATCGTAGTTGGCGGACATCTTCAGCAGGTATCGGGGCGATTCTTATTGGAATTGGTGGATTAGCTAGTGATTACGGAGCAAATGGTCATGTATCCATCCCCGCTTTAACCGCAGCTTTTGGTTCGATCATAACTGGAGTTGGACTTATGCTAGCGCGTGATAATAACAAGTCTAGTGTTGATGTTGGAATTCAATCAGCAGTGCCAAAACAAATAGCATCAGAAGTAGTTACACCGGAGAAACAAACATGATAGCATCAGTATTACGTCAAAATCCTATATTAATCATTCTAGTTGTCATAATCCTATTTGGCGCTTTCCCTAGTTGGGGATACAACCGAGGTTGGGGATACTTTCCATTTGGGGGATTACTACTACTACTCTTAGTGCTATTCCTGCTAGGTGTATTGTGATTTTCACCGAACAACTAGCAGACGAATATGCTACTCACTTTCGCTCAATTGAAATAGATTTAGCTAAAAAGGTTGAAGTAGCTTCGTTAGCAGCTAAACTACTTTTTAACCAGCTTCACTATCAACAGGTGGAGTTGGTTACAGGGGTGCCTTTTTATGTAGTGGGCATAATCCACTGTCTCGAAGCGGATTTTAATTTCCACACCCACCTTCACAATGGCGACCCGTTAACTGCTCGCACCACTCACGAACCAAAAGGACGGCCACCCACCGGCTCTCCACCTTTTACATGGGAAGCATCTGCCATCGATGCGTTAAATTTCGATTCACTAACTTCATGGAAAGAGTGGACAGTTGCTGGAATCTGCTACAAGTTAGAAGGATATAACGGTTGGGGGTATCGTAATTTTCACCAAACTTTAACTCCCTATCTTTGGGCTGGTTCTCAATACTACACCAAAGGTAAATACGAAGATGACGGTGTATATAACGCTGATCTGGTTAGCGATCAAATCGGTGGTGCCGTTATATTAAAATTTCTCGCTGATAATCATAGCATCGCATTGAAAGCATACGCAAATGTCTAACCCATCGCAAATTTTAATATCACAATTAGTTGACGACATAAAAGTTGAAGCTAGGGTCAAAGGTTCAGACAATCTTGACGCTTGGATTTTGAATTTAGTTAATCAGCTTTTACTGGACTACTGTGAGAAGAATCAATATTTTGAACTATTAGTTACCAATTCTGTAATTGCAACGTTGCAATCGACCGAAGATTATACCTTACCAACAGATTTTGGCCGGGAAAGGCTTATCCGTTATCTTCCTACTAACGGCACTTCTCGAACACTAAAGAAACGAAATCAATTTCTGGAAAATCCAAGAGGACAGTTTCCTCGCTGGTATGAAGTTAACGGCACTGTTTTATCAATTTTTCCAGTCGATAATATGCCAGCAGGTGATTCTATCTTAATCGATTTTTGGAAGCTTCCAACTACTGTAGTCCTTACAGATACTTTTCCAATTCCAAGGCTCCTTCCGTCGCTAAGATTACGCGCAGTTACGCGTGTGCTAGCATACAACAATGCTATGCCACAAGCCGGTTATCTCAAGGGAGAAGCGCAGGAATCGGAGAGTCGCGCGAGGTAATGCATGGCATTCGATCTTCTTCAGCCACCACCCTCAGATATAGTATTCCCATATCTCGGTGGTATCGACGAAAGTGTTCAGAATACTGATCTTCAGGATAGGCCGTTAAACGTCGTTGATAATATCAAACCTCTTGTAAATGCGAGAGGGGTCTTTCCATTCTGGCAAGGAATGCATCGAAGAATGACTGGAAAGAAAACAATCGACTTTAATCCGGGACAAAAGGTTTATGCCATTCACCAAACTTTTAACGGAGTCTGCCAATATGGATATTACGTTCAAACCAGTGCAAAGTTATACTATCACCTTTGCTCTGCACCACCTGATATGAGAATTCATTTCTACTTCTAGTTGCAACGTTGCAATGTCTTTTCCAAATTCCATAGTTCCACTGAAAAAAGATACGACTCATTCGTGCGTATTTGATTGGCCTGATCGTCCAATTAGACCAACTCCCCCGGTTGGTCCACCACCGCTTTATCCTTACGACCCCGCAGATGATTGGGACCCAAACAATCCCAATGATAATGGAGTGCCGGGAAGTGATGCACCTATTCAGGGTTTCGATGGTAGTCGGCTAATACAATTTAATTCTGCAATTCCACCTTATTCTGGAAGCGATCGTGAATTGCAAGCTTGGGCGCTTAGTTCGATAGGTCCGTATAAAGTTGGACCTAGCACTTTTTCTGGAATTATATGGGATACTGCTACCGCAGGAATAGGTGGTATTCATGTTACACAGTCACTTCCTGTATGGGAAGGATACGATCATCAAAGTGGATTTAATTGGCCGGGAACCTCAATCGGTGGAATTTATTATGTTGCACTTTGTGCGGTAGTTGGTAATTCACCACAACCTATTAATGTTATTGATTGGATGGCTCCTACAACACCACCAACTGAACGTGTAGCATTTACAACAGGTTTAGTAGATTTTGCAGGATGCGCTAATATTTTTGGTGGAACGCTAAGTGGAACTACAACAATTACTACTACTGTTTTGAGTTTTGCCTCTTATGCTCATGCCGCAAGTTGGTTTAAAATAGTATAATGGCTAAAGACCCATTACAAACTCAAGCTAAATCGGTAGAGCCGGAAGGAATGGATGATGCTTTTACGGTTGCATCCAAACCTGCTGATTTTATTCAATCTAATGGTATTTTTAACTCTGGTAAACAAATTGAACGAATGACTGGAAAGTTACTCTATCGTCGCACAAACGTCCCGATAGTAGGATTGCATGTAACTAAAGATGCCATGTGGGTTCAAACTAGAACGCGACTCATCCTTTTCACTTACACAGACGTTAAAACCGCACCTTTTCCATAATGCCAACTACAGTCGTCAGCACAACTATTGCCGGAAACGTTAAGCCAAGCTTTGCGTCATCACCATTAGTAGGATTAACCGTTCGTGCAAATGGTGAAGAATCTGTAAGTGTTTTGGACATGAATGGTAATATTTACGATGCTATCATTCCTGTTCCTACATCTGCTCCAACTCTTTCACAAAATGGTGATTCAGGAAAACTATCTCCAAATCAATGGTATGGTTATGTTTATTGCTATGCAGCAGCATCACATTACCCTTTCATTGAAAATGATATTACTATCGGTGGTTCGTTAGCTCCACGAAGTAACCCATCTCCAGTTGCAACGTTGCAATCAAATAGCAGCGGTTGCTCTATCCATCTATCGATGCCAACGTTTAATAGAAACGACATCGATCAAATCTGGATTTTCAGAACTACTGCCTATGCTTCGTCTGCTCTAGCTTCGCTTAATGCTACAGCAGGAAACGTGTTCTTCATCGGTTCTGTTACAGCAGTTTACCCCGGCACAGTAACATACGATGATATGAATATCGTCGATGGTATTGACCAAGTTGAAGTTGATAATTTCTCTGTTCCGCCACAATTTCAATTTGTAGTTTTTTCTGACCCCTATTGGTGGGGTTGGGGTAACTATCCTCTCTCCGCTGCGGTGTCATGGGCAACTACGGGCATCGTCACAATCACTGATGGAACAAATTGGTTCAAAGGTAGAAATGGTCAATATGTCAGGCTATCTGGATTTACTACAGGTGGAATCGGAAATAACGGATTATGGTTATTCAAAATATTAACTGCAACAACAATGCAGCTTGTGTTAGCAGATGGAGTTACCAGCGCGACTTTGCCGAGCAATGGTTCAGGAACAATTGTGGTGCAGGGGAACCCAACTACACTCTATCGATCAAAAGCACGCAACCCCTTCTCTTGGGGCGTGACCGACATTTTGCAATCGGGTTCGCGGGTGCCGCATCAGTATTCGTTTAAACTTGGTGGTGGATTAGGCACTGCAATTGCTATAACTCCAATGGTGCCTTACCTACTGCTTAGCACAGAATATCCGGCAGGTGTTTTTACGCTCGATCTGCGACAAGCAGGCACTACTGCTTTTGAAGGAACGCTTCGAAACATCTCGACTTTCTATTCTATAACCAGTCATTTTTCGCAGTTTGTTGCTAAAAAAGTTTATACGTTGGTCAGAATGGAGCGACAAGAGCAGCAAGTCCTTTGGGGATGGGACGCCAAGAATTACTGCATATTGGAAACAGATGGTTCACAAATTTATCCCGTATCACAGAAAGTCTCGAAAACGCTCAGGAGAGCTAGTATAAGTAGATCAAAGCAAATTCTAGCGCATGGCGCATATGATGCTAAAAATGGGTTAAACTGTCTCTGGTTGCCGACAGATGAAACAGATATGCAGGTGAATCTGCTAGTTTGCCAACATGCATTTACTGCACAATGGTTCATTCAAGATGAACACGATCTTCTCTGCTCTGCTGCATTTCAAGATGGTGATACTAACGGGTCAAAGATATATGTAGGAACCGAATCAGGATTTGTCGGAGAAGCTTTTGCTGAAGGATTTTATGCTAATTGGATTTCGTCTGGACGCTCATTTGGAACCTTCACCACTTTTACCTCTAATTCTTTTACTCGTGATGACGGTATCTTATTCTATCTTGATCGGGATGGCTATGTAGGAAATTGGTGTCTTATCACCGACGTTAATGGAGAGAATGAACAATGGGGACGCATCTCCGCTGTAACTGCTTCAACACTTACATTCGATTATATATTACCAGCTATTGGAACAAATCATGCCGCGTTCAATCCTGCATTAACTGCTGGTTCTGTTTTCTTCGTAGGAGTTATTGAATGTCAGATGTTAAAGTATTTCGATCTAACGGCTCCGGCAGAAGATAAAACTTTAAAAGAAGTTTGGTTAACTCTTGATGGAGTTGATATACAAAAGCCATCCAACCTACCGGGATCAACATTTCTGCGATACCATCGTGATCGTTCAATTGGATATTACGCACCAAAGTCAGATAACCGATTAAACATTCCTCTTAAACAAGTTTCTCACGATGATGCAGTTTTATCTCAAGCATGGTTTACTGCCACACCACCGACTGGAAGGATTAAAACATTCGGGATAGAGATAATTGATAGAGGATTTCTCCAGTGGAAATTTTTTAACTGGACATTGAAAGTTAACTAATGCCTGTAGGACTTCCAAGACATATTCGAGATGCGGAAACGTTTGAAAATTTACGTTCCCGAACTAGCGAATTTGCTGATCGATTAGAGAATTATCTAAATTCTCAAATTTCATTTTATCTTATTGATTCTCGTTCTAAAGCAAAGTTACCTATTCTCAAGAAAGGTGATTTAGCTTTAGATTTTGGAAAGACTCCCGGACTTGCAACGTTGCAACAATGGGATGGTAAAAAATTAATTTCTATTGCTATTGCGTCAACTTCGATTGTTGGTTTCATCAATCTCCTAACACAAGCAACAGGTTCCGGTATAGACCCAACTAAATATCTTAAATCTGATGGAGCAAATGGATGGGTGCTTGCTCCGGTTCCTAGCGATCTTGACCCTGCTGGAAGTATCGTTCTAGCAGCAGTTAATCTGGCCGCATTCGATGTTGTAACTATAGATGGAAACAAAGCTAACTCGGCTACTTTAGGTCACTACGGGCGCGTGATGGGGTTAGCTACTGTTGCAATCAGTAGTGGATTTACTGGCACAGTTGAAATTGAAGGTCAAATTACCAATGGCTCTTGGTCTTGGTCGCCTAACGATAAACTATATTTAAACGGCACAACTCTTTCTACAACACCACCTGTTACTGGATTCGTTCAGAAGATTGCAGTGGCAAAAACAAGCACAACAATAATAATCGAACTCGGACCTCCGGTTCTACTCTAAGGAAAATATGGCTACAAGAAAAGCACTCGTCCTCGTAAGTGGGGAAATTCAGCAGCTTCAAGCGGGAGATACTCTTGGTGGAACGTCCGAAACTGGACAACTCTCCCTAACTAACCAAGATGCAGCATCTACCGCAATTGGTGATGTAATGTATCTTTTCACTACTGGCGATCAAGTTAAGAAAGCTAAAGCTGATGCATCTGGAACGGCTGATGGTGTTTGTATTGCGTTGGCAGTTATAGCTAATGGCGCTAGCGGTATATTTCAATTCAATGGAGTTGTCGTAGGTTTAAGTGGACTTACACCGGGGGCGACCTATTATCTCAGTGCCGCCACTGCGGGGCTAATGACTACCACACCACCTTCAACTCTTGGACAATATGTGGTTAGATTAGGTAAAGCTGTTTCTGCTACTGAATTCGACTTACGTCCTGAACGAGCGATACTACTCTAATGGCAAATATCAAACCACTGGTAGTAAAGAATGGAGAAATTCAGCAACTACAAGCTGGTGATACTCTCGTTGATGCTAATGGCAATCCAGTAGTTGTAACTTTCTCATTGCTTGTTGATTCAGAATTACTAGCACGATTAAATATGGCAATCTTAATGTAATATGGCTAAACAATTTTCTCTTTTTCTTCCCAAGGGAGCTAACAATAGTAGCATTACTTTACAAAATGCTGATGGAACTGCCCTCAAACTTTTTTACACTGCGGGTGCAGATGACTCAGATGTTGATTCAATTATTGTTACCAGTAATGATACCGCTGCTCGAATTCTTGTTTTATACGTTACTCGCGGTGGCGTAGATTATATAATAGGAACAATTACTGTTGGTGCAGGTGCAGGAACTGATGGTTTTAATTTTAGTTTGGACCTACTTAATCCAATCAACTTTCAAGGGCTGCCTATAAATAACGTAGGCAAACCATATCTCCGACTAAAAGCAGGAGATACAGTAAAAGTTGCAGTAACGACGGCTGTAACCGCAGCCAAAACTATTTACCTTTCTGCTTTTGGTCAGGATTACTAAATGTTTGGTCGTTTGCCATTAGGACAATTTAGTAGTAAATTACTCGACCTGATTAAATTTGGTCGTGGGAGTGCCTATGATTCTACTCAATATCTTAAATCAGATGGGAGAGGTAAATGGGTGCTCGCTCCCCAAACAGCAGCTACGCTACTCTATACTACGCTAATTGGAGATGGCACAACCAATCCGTGGATAGTCACACACAGTTTAGGGACGACGGACGTTGTTGTAGTTGTTAAAATAGTTTCAACAGGGGAGATAATTGAAGGCACAGTTAAAGTTACTGATGCCAACCACGTTTCAATTAACTTTGCTTTTGAGGATATTCCAACTGCTAATCAATATGCAGTTACTGTATTAGGTGGTGGTAGTGGTGTTGGTGTAATTCCACCTACTAGGTTAGGGTTCCTTATCGTTAAAACATCGGGCACAAGTTATACTCCATCTGCAAATGTAAAAATGATTTGGGTTCGAGGGGTAGGTGGTGGTGGCGGTGGTGCAGGTGCATTAGGCGGGGCGAGTCTATGTGCTATTGGTGGTTGTGGTGGTGGTGGTGCGTATTTCGAAAAATTCATAAATAATCTTGGAGCTGGACCTTTTACCTATGCAATAGGAGCAGCAGGTGCAGGAGGTGCAACAACTCCTACTGCTGGTGGTAATGGCGGGAACACAACTTTTAATGATGGGGTTACTACATATACAGCGGGCGGTGGCGTAGGTGGAACATTAATGACTGCTGGAAGCAGTGTTCTTTCTCCCGGTGATGGAGCAGGCGGGGTAGCCACTAATGGAGATTTGAATGTATCTGGACAAGGCGGTTCACTTACAGGTCTGAGAACTAGCGGAACTGTGGCATATAAAAGTAAGGCAGGTAATGCTGCTCTTGGATGGGGGTATGGCACAAATAGACAGCTAATTAACTTCAATGCAAATATAGGCGGCGAAACGTTGGGACAGTCTGGTTTTGGGGCAGGTGGGCAGGGTGGTTTAAGTTTCAGTGCGGTAGGAGCAGGTGGCAGTGCTGGACTTGCTGGAGTTCTCGTTATCATGGAATTTACTTAATTGCAACGTTGCAACAATGAAAAAATGGGATGATGCAGATATAGCAGGTATATTAAATCCACGTTTGCGCGATGGGACAGATCGATCTAAACTCGTCCAGATGGATTTGTCTCTTATGACCACTGCTCATACTAACGTTGTTAAGTGGGACAATCGAGGCATGACAGATGGCGCTATTGCACGCGGTGAATTAACTGTTACAACTACCGGCAACATAGATGATTTGGATACCGTAGCCGGGGATATAGTTTCGGCGTCAGTGATTCGAATGAATAATGCAACTCTCTCGACAATTCGAGGACTGCAGAATGGAAGAAATGGGCAGCTAGTTACGATTGTATCTATAGGAGCAGGGCAAGTTGATATTGCTAATGATAATGCAGGCTCGATATCTAGCAATCGAATCCTTACCGGAACAGGTGGAACAGTTTCACTAAGAGCTGGAGTTGGAATAGTTGTTCTTGAATATGATAACACAACTGGTCGTTGGCGCTTAATAAATAATTCATCGAATGTAAACATTCAATTTTTTACTACACCGGGCACTAACACTTGGACAAAACCACTTGGAGCTAAAACAGTTCGATGTATTTGTCAGGGGGCTGGTGGTGGTGGTGGTTCGGGCCGTAAGGGAGCAGCAGCATCTATTCGACAAGGTGGTGGCGGTGGTGGGGGTGGTGCTTATTCTGAAGAAGAATTTGATATTAATGATCTAACTGCTGCGACTTATCAAGTTGATGTAGGCACAGGTGGCGCAGGTGGAATAGCACAAGCTACCAATTCAACTAACGGTAACAACGGCACCGCTGGTGGTATTTCTGCATTTGCACAGACTGATGGATACAATGCAGGCGGGGGTAATGGTGGAGTTGGTGGGGCATTAGGGGCAGGTGGTGCAGGTGGTGCAGGTGCGGGTGAAGGCACAGATGTTGGCGCGGCTGGTGCAGCATCATCTGCTACAGGTGGAGTAGGAACTACTCCAACAGCATCTTTAAATCGAGCAGCAGGTGGTGGTGGTTCAGGTGGTGGAATAACATCAGGTAACGTTACTTCTAACGGTGGACAAGGTGGGTCAAAAGGTGTTTCTTATGGATTAGCTGGTGGAGCCGCAGGAGTAGCTCCCGGTGGTGCGGGTGGAAATACTTCTTCATTTTCTTTCACAATGTGGAAAGCCGCTGGCGGTGGTGGCGGTGGAGCATCCGGCACAGGAGCAGGTGGTAAAGGTGGTGATGGCTCTCGCGGTAGTGGTGGTGGTGGTGGTGGTGCAGGAATCGATTCAGTAGGCAACTCAGGTGCGGGTGGTAAAGGTGGTGACGGTTGGGTTGCCGTAATTACATACTTTTAAATTGCAACGTTGCAACAACTATTTTCTTCTTGCCTAACTCTTAACATGAGGTATATTATATTATGACGGACCCATTTTCATCATGGTCTCAATGGTCGTCTCCGGCTTCCTTACGCCAAACTAATCAACCTGCAAGTGGTGGCTATCGCGGTCCCGGTGATGATTTCAATTACCCTAACAAAACTCTACCAAGTTGGATGCCGGGACCACACGATATAACCAATGAACTCGAACAAACTTTCGGTAACGTCAACCAAGCATATAGCACTTCCGATTATCAAAAAGCGGTTGACGCTACAACTGCAAACCTTACTGCCCAAACCACTACTGCTGCCAACAACGCGGCAGCCGAATTTGCTGGCCGTGCTCGGCAGGCGGGTGGAAATGCAGAGGGTGCAGGTCTTGTCAAAGCTGAAGCGCAAGTGGCGGGAAGTAGTTCGGTGGCAGATGAAAAGCTGAAGGCGGCTGAATTTGTAATGAAGCAGCGTGAAGCTGCCGTTGGTCAAGCGGGACAAATAGCTAATCAGCTTGGCGAACTTCGAAATAACTATCTCTCTACTCTTGCCGGTTTTGCTAAATCAGCCGGTTCGAGTTCTTCATCTACACCAGCTAAAAGCACTGGCTGGTCTGGTGAAATTCCATTTGGTGAAGGAGCCTCATTAGGAATCACACCACATATGTTTAATGCAGGAACTGGACAATATTCAACTCCTGTTAGTAATTCGAACCCATCAGGAGCGTGGGTCGGTGGATTTAATCCCGGTGGATAATTGCAACGTTGCAACTGAAAGGAAATAATATGCTATTAAATGTAATTTATTGGGTTCTTGTAGTTCTGCTTGTGCTCGCATGTTTCGGTCCTGCTGAATACCTACCACATGCACCTGTTACTGGAATCATTCAAATCATCTTGTTCGTTTGTATCGGACTAAGAAGCTTCCGCACACCAATCACTTAATATGCCAATCGGATTTGACGTAAATCAGCCAGCAAGTATGGATGCAATGGTTGCAGCTATTTCTCCCTATGCATCTCAGTCTGCTGCGGAAAGCGACATTCCAACAGACGCACAGGACTATCTAAATAGTTCATACCAGCGTTTAACTGGCGACCAAGGTTCTAATATATTTAACGATGTATTCAACGCTCGCACAAATGCCGCGACCGCCGCCGCAGCTAATCCGATGATGTCGGTTCCTGCTGCAACTAAAGGTGGAATGCCTTCTCAATTTCCGAATAAATGGAGTGATCGAGAAGTTGCTAATTCTGAATTTAATCAATCGGCAGAAATGAATGCTGCCCAATATAGAATGGCTGGACGCTCTGAACAGCTTCCACCTGTCGGAGCAGAAAATTACACAAACGCGCAACGAATGCGAGCCACTGCTTTAGGTGTTGGCACCCTATTCAATCGAATTGCGGCTGATGATCCTAACGCATTAACTCCTAAAGGCGACCCAACTGATCTACTTCTGCAACGTGCAGGAGCTAAAGCTAAGGAACCGGGAAAAATTCAACCGGGAGACGACCTTCATCATGTTGTAAACAACCCGGTTTTTCAAGAAGCTTTGCGTCGAAATCCTCAACAAGCAATGGCGCTTTACTCTGCTATTACTGGTGGTCGAGATTTTGAAACTGATCGTCAAGCTCAAGTGGGGCAGATTGCAGAGAATACAAAACAAGATCAGAATATCCTTGGCGACTTGCAAAAAACTGGAAAGTGGAATCCTATCTTGGGGTCATTCACCAAGATGCGAACCTCAAAAGATTTAGCTGGAAACGAAATTCAAACGGAGACCCCAATCAGTGATGTTGAACAAGCTGCGTTAGATCGCAATGGTGGAGCATTAAAAGCTTTACGCATTGATAATCCATCAGCACTTCAACCTAAGATGAGCTTAGGAATGGCAGGACAAGGATTATCTCCACAAGAGGAACGACAGTTTCGGACTGCTCTATTCAATTGGTCACAAGCTAATCCAAGCGGTGATATTAACAAAGCTAAAGGTGCAATCTATAATCAACTTCTTGCGCAACAAAAAGCTACTGCTACTGCTCAGAATCCCGGCACTGCTGCTGCTGCTGGTGCTGTTCCCGGCCAACCATCTTTACTTGATCGTATTAGTTCGGGAGCTTCTACAGCCTTTGACGAACTTGGTCAAATGCGTGGACAAGATATTCTATCAACTGTCGCAGGTGGACCGCGAGCATTGCTTAACCTCGATAAAGGTGCGCTTAATTTAGGACCGCGCGCAGTCAATGCAGGAATGGCCTTAGCTGGTTCATCTCGTCGCATTCCATTAATTCCTGATGTGCCTCGTTTTATCAATCCTGCTTCTCCTACATCACAAGATGTTGCCTCGCGTCAGAGTATTCTTGACATGATTAAAAATCGATTTGGAGCAGGTGCGACTGCATTTGCAGGACCGTAATTGCAACGTTGCAACAATGCCTTTCTCACAAGAAATAGCTGACCAACTAAGTCCACCTGAAGGTCAGCCTCTTGCTCGCGCAGGTGAACAATTAGCTAATCTTCCGAGTAATATCTTTAATGATATGACTCGGATGTGGTATAATCTTGGGTTTAAGTTAGATGATAACCAAGCACCTGTCGAGGTTCCCAAACCTTTTGATTTAAAAGCTCCTACCGGATTTGGCGAAAAAGCAGTTGATGTAGGTGCAGGTATTGCTCAACAGGTTCCATTAATACTTGGCGGTGAAGGAGCAGCCGGGGCGCTAGCTAAATCAGCTGAACTTCCCACACTTCTCACGAGATTAATTAAACCGGCAACAGGATTTGGCCTATCGGGACTAACTGAATCACCCGAAGAAGGCGCTTTGCAAGGCGGGATGGGAGCAGCTTTCGGTGCGGCAGAAGCAGCACCACCACTTTTAAGAACTTTATTAGCAGGGGGAATTGGATTAACAGCGGGGCTATCGGACTATGCTCGCTCTGGTAATCCAACACAAGCAACTGCTATCGGCGCTACAATGGGACTTATGCCCTTCTTTATGCGTAATGCCAAGCGCGCCGCTAGCACCTTTGAGACTCCAGAACAACTTCAGCAGTATTTAGAAGGAAAAACAACACCACAATTAAATGATGTCCAAACAGCCAGACCAGTCGCCGGAACTGGCGGCGGCGGAGAACTCACTCCACTGCTCAACGAATCCACAACTGCCGCCAGACCAATCTTTGGAACTGACACCGCAACAGAAAGAGCAAAAACGTTTATTGAAGGTAGACCTCCTGCACTTCCTGCGGCGGAACCACCTATCGTTGAGGGTGGTCAAAAACCTATAAGCGAGCTACCTGAAGCTGCGCAACCACTACCAATTCAGGATACAACGGCATCGAAGCTAGATAAGATAGTCGATAACCAACCTGCCGCGACTCCAGTAACAGTCGAAGGCAAAGTTTATGGTTCCCAACAAGAAGCAATAGATGCTACCACTAAAGAACGAACACCCACGATAGTCACTCCTGCTGCTGCGGCGGAACCAACAGTTCAGGCGGCTATCAATCCATCGCGTCGGCTAACTCTTAAATCTGTCATGCACGCAGACGATCAAGACATGTTGAAAAAAGCTGCCGACAAACTTGGAGTCGAATATCAAGGCAAATGGCCGGGAAGCAACAACCTAGAATTCAAAATTCCTGATAATACTGACCATCCTGCCTACGGTGCTAACTTTGGAATCGAACAAGGTGCAACCTATAAGGATTTAAAAAATGCCCTTCAAGCTAAGAAAGATGCATTCGAAGTTGATCGGCCACAATGGGAAGCAGCCAAACTCAAGAGAGAAGGAGCAGGGATAACTCCCGCACCCACACCGGCAGAACCTAAAGTTGCAACGTTGCAACTAGCAGAACGTCCGGTAACTCCTGAAGAAACAACAAACGAAATGTATGGCGAGTCCAAGTGGACTCATGTAGTTGATGTCACAAATGAAAAAGGCGAAGCGGTCGGTAAAATCAGGGGTAACGTTACGGCAAACGGATTCCAAGTTAAAGGCGCAAATATTGAAAAGTCTGCGCGTGGCAAAGGGCAATATCAAAAAGTTATTAAACAACTGGCTGAGAAGTATGGCTCGGTTCAGTCGGACACAGACATGCAACCAGCCGCGAAAGCCGCGTGGAAGAAAGTCGGTGCGACGCCGCTAGAAGATGGTAGCTACAAATTAGAAGGACCAAAAGAAAATGCAACGTTGCAACCAAAAGCGGCGGCAACAGCAGAGCCATCCCCTTCCTCTCCTGAGACTCCGGCTAAACCGTCTGGTGAAGCATTACCCCCTGCTACTGGTGGGTTTGAAACAGGAGCAACAGTTACAGTTGATCCATTTGGAGATGGACCCGAACGCGCAACAATCATGGGTGCGAGTCCTGAAGCTGCCGATCACATTAGGGTCAAGCTAGCAGATGGTTCTGAAGTAGATGTTAGGCCACAAAACATCAAAGCGTTGCCGACTATTACGGATGTTGGTTTTAAAGCGGAGTTGGCAGATAAGCAAGCTACAGTCCAAAATTACGGAACGGCAGAAGAAATTGCAGCGTTGCAAGAACAGAATGCCCGCAAGGGTATGAAGATCGGCACGCGGGTAGGTGAGCATGGTGCGTATGATGCCGAGCTTGCTTTGGCAATGGGCAAATATATTGCTGCTCCTATCGTTGGGGGAACGGTGGCTTATGCCATGTCAGACCCTGACCATCGTTTTAGAAATGCAATGTTAGCTGCTATTACAATCGGGGCAGTTAATTTTGCCGGCACTAGAATTCTCCGAGCATTAGCAGAAGGACATCCAGATTTATTCAAAACAACTACAACAACAGCTAAGACTGCTACGGGACAAACCACTACAACTACTTCTAAATTTCAACCGGGAAAACTTTACGAAGCAGTTAAAGAAGATTTTAAAGATGTAGCAGGAGCAACCTTTGCTAGTAAGCAAATGGCGCAAGCAGCTAGTCAATCAGGTGAAGCTACTGCATTACAAAAGATTGCAAGGTGGATGGAGAAAAACTTTGTTGTTGACCCAAATGCTGCACGTATTACGCAAGCTGCTCATGAGCAAGTTCGTATTTTAGCTGATACAATGCATAACGCATTAGCGTCAATTGTTAATGACCGAAAGACTTTGACTCCTGATATTATTGCTAATATCGGAGCTTATTGGAAAGGTCAGATGGATGATGCTGGTATTATGCGAGCATTAGGTAATCGTGATTTATCTAATAAAGTTCAGCTAGTTGCTCAAGCGCGAACTGCTTTGCAGAATATTATCATGGAGTCTTTGCCCCAAGGTAAACTTCGATCTGCCATAAAAGAGAGCATTGATAGCTACCTTACAACTTCGTATAGACTTTTCCATGATCCTAAATATTTTCCAACTGATACTCAAATTGAATCAGTAGCAAGAGAACTGATAGGTAAATGGCAAGCAGGTGATCCTGAATTAACGTTGGCTAGTATGAAGGATATTATCACCCAACATCTAAAAGAACTTAAAGCCAATAAAGAATTGTTTTCTGCTAAAGGTAGCTATGGTGAATCAATTGGATCGGTGCTAGGTCGCAAAGAACCACTAACAGATGCCTTCAAGAACATGCTTGGCATTTATTCGGACCCGCTACATGAGATGGCGTTTACTGAATTGAAGCTAGTTGGTGGTGCGCATTCTGCACGCGCTCTTAGTATGATCGCAGATGGTGTGAAAGCTGACGGATTAAAGTTTGCAATGTCTGGCGGTGAGCGAGATGCTACTATGGCAAAACTTCAAGCTGCTATCTCGCGCGAGACAGACCCAAGGAAAGTTGCAACGTTGCAATCACAAATGAATGATTTGCAAAGTTATCTTCCGGTTCAGACTGACCCACGATATGGCAAGCTGTCGGGGTTGTTCCTAGATCGCCGGATGCGGGATTCGCTGGCAACTTGGGATACGGTTTCTCGATGGAATAGTAATCCAATGGCGCGAGTTATCGGAGATTTAAATAATCGAGTTAAAGCTGGTCACACCCTTTACTCACCGCTTCAACTTACTCGACAGATACTATCAATGCCAATGTTGGGGTTGATGGCTAAAACGTTACCATCGGATTGGTGGCGTGCATGGCGGTCATTAACTGCCGACCCTCAAGAGTATCTTCGTCTGCGTTCTCTTGGAGTTGTCGGTTCATCTGACTTTGTTCGTGGCGTGCTTAGGGCTGATGTTAGTGACATGGTTCAGGGGAAACTGGATAACATTCTTCAGAACAATGTTTTGAAAAAGGGATTAGCTCAGTGGAGAGAAATCTATCGACTACCAGATTTGATGTCTCGTGTAGCAGCATTTCAGAAAGAGGAAAGTCGGTTGCTGCGAATGGGTGTAGGTAAAGCTGAAGCAGCACAGAGAGGAATCGATTATGCCAACCGTTACGCTATTAACTATGGAGCGGCTCCGCCGGGAATTCAACTTCTTCGTCGGCTACCTTTCGTTAATCAATATCTTACTTTTGCTTTCGAGGTTGCTCGCATAACTAAGAATCTAATGCAGGATGCAGTCATGCGTCGTGACCCTGCTGCAATCGCAGTGCTTACAGGAATGTCAACTGTTCCGATTCTGATTCAAAAAATTTCAGAGGCTCAGTTATCTCCGATGGACCGAGACGCATGGGAGCAGGCGAAAGGGCTAGCTCCGGATTATTCGAGAGGTAACTTCAAATTTGTAACGGGTCGTTTGCCTAATGGTCACTTCCACTACTATGATTTTACGCCTCTTATCATTCACGATAAATGGATGAAGATGGTGCGCGACGTAATGAATGGAGATGTCAAAGCATTTAATGCAGACAACCCTGTTCTTGGTTGGGAAAACACCCCACTGCTAAATGTTGCAACGTCGCAAATTTCCGGTCAGGACATTCACACGAAGGAAAAGCTGGACTCTGTTTCGTCACGGCTTGATGCAATTCGTCGTGATTTAGCACCGACCCTTCTTGGAACGGACCTCGATCGATTCCAAGAAGCCCTTACTCGCAATGCCGAAGGTTCGCTAGGTATCATGTCTCCCAAGACTGGCCGCGAAGTTTCACTAGGTGGCATCTTAGGTTCGTATGCTACAGCAGTTCGTGGCTACACCGTTAACCCTAACTATCTAATCCGGCAAGCAGTGTTTGATGCTAAGTCATCAATGGATAGCGAACGCATGATGATGAATAGAGTGCTACAAACAAATGCTGGAATAGATGCCAAGCAAGCTGCCATCTCTCGCTATCAGATGGCTGCCAAGCAAATTCAAATGCAGCTTAGGGACCGGCTGAAAGTTACTGACCTGAGTAATGCTCCATCGTTTTAGATATAATCTGAGACGAGATTCGCTTACGCCGGCAAAATTCTAGGAGCATCATTACAGCATCGACTGCATTGTGGTCGATAGTATAAATCTGTTTGATTCCCATATGTCGGAAGAATCTCATACGGGTAATCTCTTTTGACACACTGCCTTTCCATTTCGTTGCTGTGATGAAGTGGATATTTTGCCACGGCAGTCGAAAGAACCCTGCGATATAACAATCAATTCCTGCAAGGTTAATTGTATGTCCAGCTTTTGCAGCAACATGTCCTGCCATTGAGTCGAAGTATGCAGGCCACTCGGCCACCAACCAATCTTCTTCTGTGAGTCCATCGCATTCAAGAATGATCCATTCTACTATCTCCTTCAGTTTAAATGTAAAAGAATTCGAACCAATTTTCCACATTCCCCAAGACCAGTTTTCATTGGTTAAGTCCCACACTCCATCGGCATCGCGAGTCAAGCCCTCGATCTTAGCCCAACCAACGTTATTAATACTAGGGTCAATCGAAACGATCTTCACGTCTATATCTTAATCTTGGGGTTCTATGTCGTCGTCGAGTATCGATATCAATGGCTTTACGTTCAGCTTCAGTTAATTCTTCATCCTTCAGAGATTTAATAACAGCAATAACTGCAAGTTGCAACGTTGCAATTTCTTTTCGCAATTCTCGAAATTGATTTCTCTGTTGAATCAAGATATGGGATAAATTTAACCATCGAGTTTTGTTAATCTGCAAGCTTTCAAAAGCTTTAGTTAGCTCGATTAATCGCTTCCGAGTATCCCATGCGAGACTCTCAGCATCAGAAGGATTAAAGTGGTCCGCTGTTTTTCTTGAGCGGGCCATCGACTTGATCTAGTGTTATGATTCTACCACCCTCGAAAACGCGGGGGATAACATTTTTCATTAAGTTTAAAAATTCAGCTAGAATTTTATTGCGTCCTTGGGTTGGATCAATTTCAGGAACTTCAAACCAGCCAAGTTTGTAAGTAGTATATTTTAATCCTTCTGGTTTTTTCGCATCTTCACCACTCATCATTTGTTGTTGTTGATATTTAACTAAATCGGATTCAGCGTCTTTCCGAGTTGGAGCTTCTAACTCATAAACTGCAACTGTCATTTTTCCAAGTAGATATTTAGGCATGTAAGAATTTCCTTATGGTTTTGATATCTTTGATATCGACTTCTTCTCTTTCACTGGTAGTTGTTCTGGAGAGATATAACTTAGCTCGCAGGGGAATGTTATCAAACTTAGAACTGAATCGTTCTGTCATGTTGAACATCATTTGTTGCAACGTTGCAACTATGTTTTTCCGGTCCATACCTAGTGACAACCGTCCACCATTCTCATCATGGGTGGTGCCACTAATCGCTCCCCATGATACAATCTTTCTCTGTTCATCTAATATAAATGGTGTTGCATATTTGAGGCGGGGATGATACGGCGCGTCCCATTGATGGATGGTATTATAGTTAGCTCGCATCTGAGCTTTTGGAAGTGAACCCGTTCCACAACCTTGGATGAGGTAAGCTACTACCTTATACGCTTTCTTCGGGTCGCCACTATAGATATGCCCAAATACATCTGATACAAAACCATATCTAATTAAATCTTGAGCAACACGATTTTGTAGTTGCTTAATGGCGGGACAAGCGCGATGGAGAAGCGCAAACGATTGTCGTCCAGCACTCTCAGGGATGCGACGAATTCTACTATATTTAGTTGCTCCCATTCCGAAGTTACCTGCCAGTTTAACCGTTTTAAATCCTTTATACATTGACCAGTGTGGAGCACTAGGGAAAGGAAACCGTTCTCTATCATCAAGCTCTTTTTTACTATAGGCAGTTCCAAGCGTAACGTTAGCAAGCCAGACATATTCGTTCCATTCGGCATCTGCTTCGTAAGACTGACGACGATCACTGTCTCCCGATTCATAAATATGGACGACATTTTCCACCTGAGTCGCATCGATCCACCAACCCAACCAGCCATCAGGAATAATTTGAACTTCTTTAGCAGCTTCATTTGGATTTTGGAAGTTTAACTTATACTTCGAGTTCGAGAGGATTCGTCTAGTGCGAGCACCAGAGAGCGAGTATTGTTTCGGAATCCAACCTTTTTTCCTATGATCGGGATTATCTCCGAGTGCGTCGAGGTAGTTTCGATAGTAGCTAAGAGTGTTGTTGATTCTGCGGACTTCAAAAAGTCCTCTAATGATTTTACTTCTGTCTCGGTCAGGATTGTCCAGATCGAGAAATTCGAGCACATCTGCTTTTTTGAGTGAAAAGTTACCCTTATCGGTAAGTTCAAGTTCAATTCCTTCTTCGTCTTGGAGATAGCTTCCAACTTGTTTGACACTATTTGGGTTGCTAATTTTCCCGGCTGTTCGTTTATAGACATCATCTTCCCACCAATCTTTCTCGTTTTGCAACGTTGCAACTTTTTCTTTTATTAAACTCTCCGAGAGATACTCGCCCCCTCGAAGCATTAGTTCTTCCATGACAACTCCCATTGGAAGTTCTAATGTTGTGTAAACTTCCCAATGCTGCGGCCTCTGAACAATCTCCCAAAATAAACAAAAGAGATTGACAGTTTGTGGTGCAACATCGTAAAGACAATATGGACCTAATAACTCTTTTGGAGCTTGCCACATTGACTCGACTTGATTGTGTTTCAACCATGCGTGCAAATGCATTTCAGGTAAATGAACGTCCCCAAAATACCACCAGTTAAGAAACTTGAGAGAATACGCTGGTAAACGTGGTGCCACGGTTTTTGCCATGAGGAAAAGATCATGTCGATTATGTTCGTCAACAGGAAACCCATGACGATAGAGAACAAGGTCATCGTAATTAATTCCATTAAATTCTACTTTAATTATATCGGGGTCTGCTAATGTATCTCTAAAACGTTTCTTGTCCCGATAGCTTTCTACTAATTGCGGGGTTCCTGATAATCCATACTGAACACCAATCATCTTTAACTCGGCATAGGGAGCAAACTGTGACGTTGCTTCTATGTCGTAAAAGACAATTTGATCTTCAGCTATATCATCAACTTTTAACATGCGGTTCGGTTGCACACTGACCACCACAGCCACCATAGCCACAAATGTCAATCCAATTTTCTGGATTCTTAGGTGATGGAACTACCCTAGCAATTTTGAATAGCACCATCATTGCACCTACATCAAAGTCAGCTATGGGTGTCATTAACAAATGCGGATTACGCATACGAAGATACGCAGTCCAAAAGGTTGCTATATTCCCAAAGTTATCTTCAGGATTTCCATGAGCTTCGTTGCGACTTTTAAGGATATAATCCTTGGCCGTATCTAAAATAGTTCCTCGGTCCATTATTTTCCCTTCTCTGAATTCTTTTTCCAATCTCGTTTGCTAACTTCAGCCCACGTTGCCGCTAGCGCCAGTGGCAAATCTATACCGTAAAAATATGCCCAAAATTCTATACCCATACAAACTCGTTGTGCGATATTATTATACACTTGTTGCTCACCTATTGGAACCGGGTCTGCCTGAAATAGTTCGTCCAGATTCAACATGCTACCAGCAGCTTGCAACAAATGCGCCATAATTCTTCGCTCATCTGCCTTCTGTGGCGGCATTTGATTACGTCCAATCTTGAAGAAAGATTGATGTAGATGACACCAATCGCTAAGATAGATAAGGCAATCTGCCAAAGCATCAGTAAATTCTGGAATGAATATCTCATCTCTGTCGAACCCGCGAATATTTTGACGCCGTTTTAAAACACAATGCATTGCTTCACCGATTTCTTCCCCCACTCCAATCTCCGGCCAGCGATTTCGTTCAAAGTTATAGTCAGCCCAATCGCCAACTTGTTTAATTAATTCCATTTCATTCACAGGTGATGTGTATTCTTTAAGTTCCATAGTCATACATTATTATTGGTGCTAATTCAGTTTTTATTCCTGCATGTTCTGCTGCTGCTTGTAACGTTCTATAAATTGATACGGACTCTGCGGGGTCTTGCAAAGCATAAGCTGGATTGTAAGTTATGTAAACCCTGTCAACTATCTCCCGCACAAATGGTTCTTGCGGTGTCCAGTAGGTGCCTTCAAATTGGGCAACTTTATCATTTCCAACGAAAGCTTCACACGCCTTAGAACCCATTGCGATGATAGCGGTGGGACGTAATAGTTGCAACGTTGCAACTCTATAACGAGAGCAAGCTTCGATGTAACTTTGACGGTAAGCTTTCTTCGTGTAGGTTTTACAGTTAGTAGGATAACATTTGAGAACATAATCACAATATACTTTACTTTCTGGAATCGACATTCGACGTAGCATCCACCGCAAAAGCATGGCGGGTTCAGACACGAACGCTCTACCTCGACGATCATCGACAATCGATGGTGCATCAAAATAGATTACCAATTTCGGAGCAGTCCCACCTTCTCCCTTGAGACACACGGATTTCCGTGAGGCTGAAAGATTAAGTTCGCACAACTCGCAGTTGGGGTTTTCGTCCATATTTTTCTATCTGCCTAGCCATCCATTCTTTACCGGGTTTAGTAATTTCCCAAGTGTTAGCTTCTCCCTTTCGGATAACTCTTGCTCGGAGAAAGTGACCCACAATATCATCGGCCTGAAATAACTGCAATGACCCAATGGCAGCCAGTTCGTCACGAGAAAATTTAGCAGCATGAATAAGAGAATCAAACACATCGACTAAGATTGTCCCTTGTATGTTTTTAGCAATCGATCGTTCAAGTTCTGGTGAGCTTCTAATAACTTCACGATCTTGCATCTGTCGAGAATAATCCAAGTAACCGAATGAAGATTTGTCATAAAGGCTTCGGAGAAGATTAACGGCTGCGTCAATATGCGTATCTTCGATGTTGAGAGTTTGACCGTCCCAAGAAAATTGCAACGCTGCAATTGCGGCTCCAACACGCGCAAGAAGTAACCGACCCGATGCTGCCTTAAAGATAGGCACAGACGGATGGTATATTTCTTGGAGCTTTCTTGTCCAGTCAAGACACAGCAAATACGCATCATCGCTAAATCTAATTTGAGTAGGTCGTAATGCCCATACAAACTGGCAGAGACGCCGTAGTTGATCTGGAGTGAACGTAGCTTCGGTTGTTTCATCGAGTGGTGAATTAATTACATCGCTGCTTACTTCACTATCTATTAGGGTAACAATCAAGTCGAAACGTGAAATATCTTCTGGATGTCCTATAAGCTCTTGTATGGCCTTGACGCCAGATAAATATTGAGCAAGATTTTTCTGCATCGGACGGACATTCGATAAGGCAATCAAGCGAGTTCTCGCTGGAGTTTGAGAGGCTAACCCGCCCTTGTCTAATCTGGCTATTCCTCTTGATCGAACCTCTGACATATTTGATATTTCTGTTACACTTAATCCTGACAATTCCTCGATAATAACTAGCTTCCTGTCGCATAGTGGTAGTCTCCCCCATCGTAACATCATCTGTCCGGAGCTAGTCTTGATCGCTCCACCAACCAATCCAACAAATGTGCAGTTCTCAGCATTGACAATATCTCCTAACTGAATCAGTCGTTGCAACGTTGCAATTACTTTGGACTTTCCGGTTTGGGTGTCACCAATTGCGAGTGAATTGAGCCACCCTCGTTGTAGGTCCGTTTCACCCGGAAAATTCCAAGATAAAGGGCAGAACCAAGACAGCAAAGCCACAATATGCCAATCACGACGATCATAAATCTTTGTGTGGTTTGCTGCGATTTCGTCTGCAAGAGCATCCAGCTTCTCATTAACCGACTGCCCTTCAGTAGGCCGGAAGCTTTGGAATTCGATTTGTTCTTTCTCGCTAAAGACCCATGTGTCGATCGCTCTTGATACTTCCACCGCTGAGACAACGATGCATATTTTTTCCTGAGTTTTCGTAAGCGTGGTTGGAATAACAGTAAGCTCATATGGTGTATTGGACTCTATAGTTTTGCCTATGACATAACATCGTTGAACAGAATAACGACCTTCCTCGTCGGACGACACTTCTGCAATAGGAACAATCTCAACTTCGGATACTGGTAAGTATTCTGTTCCAGTCCATTCCAATGTTTCCGTTCCCATTGCCATTGATAATGTTTCCTTAATGGCACTATCATTCGAACCCACGAAGGAAATAAGTTCTCGACCGATAGCGAGGCTGTATGGGATAATTCCTGCTTTCGTTTTAACTTTAAACTTCCAAGGAATATCAAATGATTTTGAGGCAACTGCTGCGATGATTCCCCTAGTTCTAACTCTAAAGTTAAGGAGTTCCACTTTAGTCCGAATAGAACCCAAGTCGTAAACCTTATCATCATAATATCTAGGAACATCAGGTTCTTTAGCATCCGAACGTTCACGCGTCTCAAGAGAGAAGGTGGATGGCTTAGGGACTCCGGCCAAAGTTTTCTTGAGAAGTCCAAGCAAAGCAAACTGGTTGCCAGCCTTAGAAAGAATCCAATCGTCGAAGTCTCTGTCACCTTTGTAATCCCTCGGAAATGGTAACGTTATTGGAACGCACCGATGAGCTACCGATTGCAACGTTGCAACTATCTTTTTGCTGGCCTTTTGTCCACCTTCGTCTTGATCGAAGATCACCCCGACTTCGTAACCAGAAAATAACTCTAGCCATTCCTCGTGCCATGAACCTTCTCCATTAGTGGAACATACCGCTTGTAAACCAATTTGAATTGCCAACATGGTTTCTTTTTCGGACGCCATGAAAAAGATAGGCTTGTTAGCTGTGTAGTGCTTAAAGGTCGGCCACGAAAACAATTCAATTCCACCATACCTAATTTCATCCGGCGTATCTTTCCGTTCGACAAGGGAATATATTTTAATATCGCCAGATTTTCGTGCTCCCTTTGGACGATAAAAGCGAACATTGATCGCGTCTCCAAATAGGTTATAGATGGGAAAAGTAAAACGTCTTGTGCGGTTGTCATAACCGATTCCGAATCGTTCGATAGATGATTGATTAAGTCCGGTCGCACGAGTTAAGAAAGCTTTTTGTTTGTCGTCAACTTTAAGGGTTTCTTGGTGGTGGGCAATAAGATTCGTCGGAACGATGGGGCGGATAAATTCTCCATACAATCTATGCGAAGCTTCTTCTTCTGATATTTTATTCTTCGCAGATTCAAAATGAACAATATTACCAATAGACTTATTACAACTAGAAGCAAAGCACCTAGCCCCGCCGTTTCGTAGATTAATGGAAAGGCTTGGAGAATTGTCACCGGGATGAAAACAACAAGTAACATTCGTTTTAACCTTTGGGTTGTATCGGGGGAATCTGGATTTGTAATAGTCTGTTGAATTAACGTTTTCAAGTATGTATCCTTTGATGTCTGGTTGCATTGGTGGGCGATAAAAAGATAGAAGGGTTTTTGTTTCTCCGCAGAACCCATCCAAAAACTGCACTAATCATACAGCGAGGACTACCAACACTGTCCGATTAGTATGGACGCTTTTCGAGATATTCAGAAACAACATCTGAACCTTCAGCTAATCCGTTAAGATAAGCGTTAGTCCATTGGCCGTTCTGCTTAACTGTGATGACGACTCCGAGAAGTTTCTCAACGATTTCCTCGAACACTGTTTCAAGATCATCGAATGAACAATCGGGATACCCCATAACAGCTAAATCTTTCTTGAGGAAAGCTGCGCCTTTACCGGGTTGTCCCTCTGCATCAAAGAGAGAATAAAACTGTGTGACTGTCTCTCCCTGCATTTCTCCTTCAGATGCAATCTCGTATTTGATACGAGCCGCTTGCCCTTTTTCATTTGGGTCTTGCAGCACGAACTCTGGAATGATAGCTTCGTATTTGCCTGCGTCAACTGCTCCTAGCGGTTTAACTGAATCGAATGCTGCTGCTCTACTTTTGGTAGGTGGGGCATCCTGCGCCTCTGTTGCTGTTGATTTTGCTTTAGTGCCTGCTTTTGATTCTGTCTGTTTTGATCTTGATACTGGCATTTTGTTCTTTCTTGTTTGTTTGTTTATTGCAACGTTGCAACTAAGCAGGCAGTGGCTGTTTTACCCGCCTAGTTGCGCCGGTGTTGCGGCCCGGTTTCTTATCCGGCTCACTGGCCGGCTCAGAAATTGTAGCCACTTCTGTTTCAGCAGCTAGAACTTGATCTTCTTCTTTACCGCCGATAACTAAATCTTGATATTCTTTTTCTGCTTTCAATGAAGCTTTTCCATCTCCGAAGAATGATGTCCATTGTTCCCACGGATGAGTTGGGTCAACAATAAACTTCTTAGGTAGGTGGACATGTCGCACGCGAGAACCAGCAAGGATTTCATTGCTACCATCCATTGAAATAACTCGATCACGTTCCAGTTGACCTTTGCGCTTTTTCCCAAAATTCCCGTGAATGATGAGGTCGGCCTGCGTGTGTAAAAACTTTTGAACTTGTGATGGTAAGGTTGTTTCCGCTCTTGTGACAGTCGATGTTCCAACTTTCTTTTCCACTATATTCGTATGAGTAATGAATCCTATACCACGACCAGATTTCATCAACGCTCCAATTTGTTGTCTGAAAGGTTGAGTCAAACATAAGTCCCACCCTTTCCCATAGTCGCCAGCGTCCGACGCATGTTTGACACCATAGATTTTATAGTGGTAATCAAGACACATCTTAGCCGCCATGTCTGCGGTGTCAATGACGATAAATTGGAAGCGTGAAGCTCTTGTAATAGCTTCAACTGCTTCGACAAAAGATGTGTGCATGTTTCCATCTTCGTCTTTTCCCCATCCTTCTTTTCTTTCCGAGTAGCCTCGGTCCCACGAGTCGATGATGATTTTATACGTTTCATGGAATGCATGTCCTTCCTCAAATGCTAGTAGAATTGAATCAGGAGCAGAACACATCATTGTAGTTTTGCCCCATTTTGGTGGACCGATCAAAAGATATTTCAGGCGAATCGGATTAGTGATTGCTTTGGTTGTCTCTTGTGGTAATAGGTTATCTGCTT